CCTCCGCGGAGGCCGTGCACACCGCGTATGACCCGCGCCGGGCGGCATCGGCGCTGGTGGCCAACCCGTGGTACTGGAGGGCCGTGGGCATCCGTGCGGCCTCGCTCGCCGCGCTCCCGTTGCAGGTACAGCGCGAGACCGCGGACGGGTGGGAGGCGGTCGAGGGGCATCCGCTCGCCGGTCTGCTCTCCAGGCCCAACACCGCACAGACCGATCGACAATTTCGCGTCCAGCTCGTCACCGACCTCCTCCCCGGCGGTAATGCCTACATCCTCCCGATCGGCGTCGGCACCGCGGGCACCGCTCCGGCCGCTCTCCTGCTCATGGAGCCCGCCCGGGTGACCATCACCCCGGGTCAGGACGGCGCCCCGCTCGCCTACGTCTACGACACACAAGGCGCGGTCAAGAGCTACCCGGCGGAGGTCGTGGGGCACATTCAAACGTCCAGCGCGGGCGGAGGCTTGCAACGCCTCTACGGTACCGGCGAGGTACAGCCGATGGATCGGGACCTCGCCGCCGATGTGGCCATGGCGGCACAGATGGCGCGCAAGTCGAGCCGCGGCCGTCCCGATGCGGCCTATGTGCCCCGAGACCCTAAGGCGACATGGGGCCGCCCCCAGGTCCGCGACATGCAAACGCAGATCGATCGCATCCTCACAGAGCAAACGGGCGGGGTTGCCGTCATGTCTGGCGCAGGCCAATTTGAGGCTCTGGATTGGACGATCGGAGACCTCGGGGGCATGGCCTCCCGGGAGTGGGCGCGCTCTGTCGTGGTCGCTGTGACCGGTGTTCCGCCTACGCTTCTCGGGCTCCAGAGCGCCAATTACGCGACGGCCGAAATGGAGCGCCGGTCGTACATCGCCGACACCCTAACGCCGTTGGCCGCGCTTCTCGATGACGCGCTCACGGACATGGCCCGGGCTCTCGGTTTCGCCGACATCCGGATCCGTCACGTTCTGCCCGAGATGGAGGACGGCCGGACCGACCGCCTGCAACGGGTCGCGCTCCACATCGCGCACGGCATGAGCCCGGCCGATGCCTACCGGTTCGAGAAGTTCGATGACGCGCCCGATCTTGCCGAGTTCGGGGTGGACCCGGAGACACCCGGGGCACCCGAAGAGCCGATCGAAGAGACCGCGCCCGAGCTGGACGGCGAAACACGAGCCGACATCCAAGCACAAGCCAGCGCACTCGCGGAAATGCTCACGGACGATGACCCAGACGACGAAGACGACGTACGCACAGAGGTAGGCGCCTTGCTCGACCTTCTCGGGCCGCTCCTCTCGGGCAGTCGATGACCGCCGTCTTGCCCTACGACCTCGTCACGCTCTCCGAGGGGGGCACGATCCCGGGGCGCTACGATGACATCGACCTCACCGCCACGCGCCAAATGGGACGCGCCGCGGCCCGGGGCAAAGAACTGCGGCAGAAGCACCGGCGCGGGGGCACGCGCAAGGGTCTGGCGATGGCCAACCGGATCCTCTCCGGCGACCGCATCCACCCCGACAACGTGCGGGACATGTTCGCCTTCTTCTCTCGCTTTGCCGAGGAGGCCCAGCGGCAACGCGGGACAGAGCGATGGGACACGACATCGGACAAGGTCGGGCCTCTCCGCATCGCTTGGGATTTGTGGGGCGGCGACGGCGGGCGGGCGTGGTCCAGGCGGAAACGGGATCAGCTCGACCGGGCGGACCGCGAAGAGACCCGACGCACACACGAGGCCGTGGGACCCGTTCTGCGGGCCGTGGACATCCAGGCCACCCTATCGCGCCCGGAATACTGGCGGCGATGGCTGGGGGCCGTACAGCGGCCCACGGAGCGCCAGATCCGCGCGGAGTGGCGGCGAGGCCGGGGCGGCATCTTCCCGGATCAGGCCCAGCGATACAACGACCGGATCGGGCGCGTGCTCAAGGGCACCCGATCGATCCGTCGCAACGTCACCGACGAGGAGCTGCGCGCGATCCTGATGGATGACGTAGAGCTGGCGCTCTTGCGGGAGCAGTTCAACCCGGAGACAGTAGAGCGAGGCGTCCGGCGGGCCTATGCGCTCGTAGCCCGGCGCCTCATGGATTCTCTCGCATTCGATCCGACGCTTGACCCGTCACAGCAGGTAATCGCGCAGATGATCACCCAGGTGCAACAGGTCACGAAGGACCGGGTAGCTAAGCTGGTCCGGTCAAGTCTCGCGGAGGGCGCCAGCATCGGCGACCTACAACGCGCCCTCCAGAGGGATCACGCCTTCTCTCCGGCGCGCTCGCTCACCATCGCCCGCACGGAAACGGCGCGCACGGTATCCGAGGGTCAAGAGATGGCCTTCAATCAGGCGGCCGATCTCGGGGTCGTGTTCATGCGGGAGTGGGTGGACAGTCAAGACGACGCCGTTCGCCCAACCCATCGACCGGAGCCCGAGGGCTTGGGCGGGCAAAAGCGCCGCCCGGGTGAGCTGTTTACCAGCCCCAGCGGCGCTGAGGCTCTCGGGCCGGGTCAGTTCAACGTCCCGGGCGAGGACATCAACTGCCGGTGCGTCGTGCGCCCGGTCGACATCCAGGGATGACACAATGAGCAACGGACACAGCCCGATCTACATCACGACCACCCCGGCCGATGTCGTGCGACGTTGGATCGGCGAGGCCGCCCGGGATGGCCTCGACGGCTACCTCGTGCAACGCATGGCGGAGGGCATCGGAGGCACCACAGGCGACGTGCACGCCATCGCGCAAGCCTCCGCGCCGCACCTTGATCAGCTCCTCGACGGCGAGATCGTGCAACGTCTCGCGGGCTCCGTGGGTGCCTCGCCTCTCGCGCTGTCCTATCGGACCGTCCTACGCTACGACCTCGCCGGGATGCAGGAAGAGGAAGAGGAAGAGCGCGCCGACGACGACAAAAAAAAGCGCCCGGGCTACCGTTTCGTAATGTCCGATGCCGAGCCCGACCGGGCCGACGACATCGTTGAGCAGACCTGGAACCTCTCCGAATTCCAGCAAAACCCCGTCGCCCCGTACAACCACGACTACAGCGCGCCCCCGATCGGTCGATGGGAGAACGTGCGGGCATCGGGTGGAGTGCTCCGCGGGACGTTGATCCCGTCCCCGGTCGAGAGCTACCCGCTCTCCCTGACGGTGGCCGCGCTTCTGGAACAACGGGTTTTGCGTACCGTCTCCGTGGGATTCCGCCCGGCCGCGGTCATCGCCCGATCCTCTCTGCCGGAAGAGGACACCCGATACGCCACCCGGGGCGCGGTGTACGTCCGGCCGCGGCTCATAGAGGCATCGGTCACCCCGATGCCCATGAACCCCCGGGCCGCTCTCGCGCGGTCCATTCAGGCCGCTCCCGAGGCCGTCGCACGGTCGATCCGGGTCGAGGCGATGCCGTGGGGAGAGGCCGCGGCCGATCCCGATCTTGGCGGATTCCCCTGGTCTTGACATACTCACCCGCTCATGTTCCGTGATAGAACATGAGCACCGCCCATGCTGGGCACATCACCACAACCGGAGCACACACCATGCCCCAGACACAAGCCGAGTGGACCGCCTTTGCGGCCTCCACCGCCACAAAGGCCCAGCAGCTCGCCGAAAAGGTCGAGAAGGGCGAACGCAACACAGCCGAACAGAGCGAGCAGATCGCACGGATGGCCGATGACCTCCGCACCGTCCGCCAAGAGCTGGCAGAGGCGAAGGCCGCGGCGCATGACCCGATGGCCACGATCGGCGGCACTGACAAGGATCTGTGCCAGCGTTTCATCGACACCGACGGCCGCGTGTTCCTCAAGGGCCACACCAGCGACGATCCGGCGCTCTTCCGCTCCGACAGCAACGGTCTTCTGGCCACCCAGCCGATCAACGACGCACACCGCAACTTGATTGAGGCTACCGAGGCTCTGTATGTGGTCGCCGTCGCCCGCCACGGTCGCGATGCCTTCGACCACCGCGGTCAGGGCTACCGGGCCGACGTGGTCCGCAAGGAAACCAAAGCCTGGAACCGCGTTCAGCGCGCATGGTCCCGTATGCCCGCTCCCATCCGCCGGGCATGGGACGATCAGAACGGCAGCGGCGGCGAATTCATCCCGACCCCGCTCCTCGCCTCGCCTATGTGGCAAGTCCAAGAGTACGACCCTGACGGCTTCCTGGGCCTCTTCGATAGCCTGACCATCGGCTCCGAATCGGTCGAGCTTCCCGTTGGTACCGCGTACCCCGTGCCCTACAAGGGCGGCGGTGCAAGCGGCGACAACCCCGCGGCTCTCGCCAAATCGAGCGTCGGCACCAACAAGCTCACCCTGACCGCCTCGCCCATGTACACCATGGTGCTGATCCACGAGGACGCCAGCGCCGATAGCATCGTCGCCGCGTTCCCGTTCATCCGTGACAGCATCTCGCGGAGCCTCGCCATGGGCCTTCGTTTGTGCCTGATGAACGGCGACACGGCAGCCACCCACCAAGACGCGATCGCGACGTGGAACACCCGGGGCTACTTCGGCGCCCATGACGTTGGAAGCATCGACTATCGGCGCACTTTCAAGGGTCTCCGCGCTATCGCTCTGGACGATTCCAACAGTGTCGATCGCTCGACCCACAGCCTCAGCACCCTCTTCAGCGACATCAACGCGGTCGGCGGTCCCCGCTCGGTCCCGTCCGACATGCCCATCATCACGTCGTGCGAAGGCTACCTGAAAAACTTCGTGGGCCTCACCGGCATCGTCAGCGCGAACGACTACGGCAACCGCGCGCCCATCGCCACCGGCGAAGTGGCGAGCATCGCCGGACACCCGATCATCGCAACCGACGCCATGACCGCCGATCTCAACAACGTGGGCGTGTTCGATGGGGTGACTACAGACCGCACCGGCTACGTCATCCTCAACCGGAACATGTTCCGCCGCGTGCTCCGCGCCGGGGCTACCGTGTCGCTTCAAAATGACATCACGGTGGCCGGTACCTATATGCGCGCCCGTCAGCGCGTCGGGTTCCAGGACATGTCGAAATCCGGCGACAAGGCCGTCCGCTACGCCGTCAAGATGTCCACCTGATCAGGAGCTTCCCATGTCTCAAAATGACTTCTACACCGCACAGCTCTACATCCCGCTGAACAGCGCGACCGCGGGCAACGTCGACGATCTCTTCTGCGTCAACCGCCTCGGCGGAAAAGCGCAAGTGACGGCCGTTGACTACGTGTCTGACGGCGGCGTGACGGCCAACAACACCAACAACAAGACGTTCACCGCGTCGGTTGGCGGTGTGACGATCGGCGCGATGACCACCAACGTCGCAGGCACCGGCGACATTGCCGACGGTGGCGTGGCGTCGATGACGCTCACCGCGGCCGGGAGCAACTACGTAGCCGAAGGCGGCGCGGTCAAGATTGCTCTGAGCATCGCCGGATCCGGTGTCGCCGTGTCGGGTACCGTTGCCGTCACGCTCCAGCGCGTGCGGGCC